CTTATCATATATACCATATTCCTCAATAGCTCAGTCGGTAGAGCGCATGACTGTTAATCATGATGTCGCTGGTTCGAGTCCAGCTTGGGGAGCCAAAACAAAAACATACAAACCGTTTCGATAAAATGTGGCTGTATGGTAATCAAAAAGCGTCGGGAATAACTTCTCGGCGCTTTTACTTTTCCCTAAACAAAAAATCTCCCGCCCTCAATCGAGAGCGGGAGAAAATTTTATTTATCCTCTTTTGAACCTATCTGCATATCAGCAGCCTCTTCCGTCTTTGATTTTATGTTTTTCGCCAACTTGAGCAAAAATGGCGGCAGAGGTGCACCGATGTCCTTGACGTTCTCCAGAATGGAAATGATCTCGTTGGCGATGAGCCAAACAGCCGCCACCGATGCAACAAGAAAATGAAACGGTATCGTTACCCCTATATTCGCAGCGGCAAAAGATAACAGCCAGTCCAGTATAGCGCCTACCGCAACCAACAGCCACATACATATTTTCTTAGCGATACCACGAATTGATTTGTACGAGCATACAGTCTCCTGACGGTACTTTGCGGCACACAGGCCCGTGCCATAGTCAATGATGTTGCACAGTATCAGCACTATCATCGGCACGTAAAGCAGTCCGAGCCAGCTTGACAACGCCGCACCAATGGCTATAAACCATCTTTTAATATTATCCATGATGATCTCCTTTCTTATTCCAGTCCTTTATCCGATATCCAACCGCCAAGAGCAGGCACATACGACCAGCCCGTGGCGACGCTAAGTACCTGCCCACCCTTGACCTGGGCTATCACAGCGGCATCGGCAGAGGGCAGCTTCCTGACATTCCAGCAGCCCTTTTTTACTGTTTTGGAAGCAACGCCGATGGCGGAAGTCGTACCGGGCTTTGTGGCGGTTGCACCGTCAATAGTGATTGCGGGAGCTTTGTCCAGATATGTAATGTAAGGGCACTTACCCCACCATTTCCAAGGTCTGAGTGCGAGTTTTGTTTTGACTACACCAAACTCATGTCCACGAGCTTCGATGACCTCACCATTGCCGATGTACACACCTACATGACCCGACATAAAGACCAGTACACCGGGTGTGTCAGGCATGGTTGAGATAGCACCACGTTCCCTGCAATTTGCCCGCATCATATTTGCGGACACGTCCTGAGCACTGTTGTATTTGGGTGTCGAGGTAGGTGTCTCACTCCAGAGGTAGCCCTTAATCAGGCCCACGCAGTCATGCACACGTTTGCCATACTGTGACGGAAAATTGTCATAAGCTGTGCCTTCCCACTTGTAATACACAGGCCACTGCTTCTTTTTGGCAGTGTACAGCGCTTCGTTCGCTGTCTGCCCGAATGTGCCGTACCAGTAAGGCTTGCCAAGCTGTGCCTTGACGTATTCGACCAGACCGTAATTTGTTTTTGCAGCCATTTTCATTCCCCCTTAAATTACCTTCACCGCAAACTGATGTCCGCCCTGCCCGAAAAATCGGTAGATGCCTCCGCCAAAATCGACAAAATAATCAGTGTAGCTTGTTGACGGCGATGCAGCCACAAGATACAGCCAGTCTATCTCATTTCCTGCAAGGAAATCGCACATGGGTACGATATAATGCTTGTACGAGGCATTGTTTTGGGCAAGATAACTCATGTATCCCGTTGAACCCGAAGGATTAGTGATAATATACTGGCTGTTCCAGCACCAAAACAGTACAGGATTTCCGTTCGTATCTTTTGCGATAACATGAGTTTCCTTTTCGCCATGTTTAAAGGCAAAGATTTTATCATTTTTCAAAATGATGCTGTACGTTGATACTAAGCTGGATTCGTCAGCCTTTGTTTTGCTCTCTCCATAATTTTGCTGGATAATGCTTGAAGTTATGGTAAATCCCAGCGTGCCGTCCGCATTGCAGGGGATAAAATCGCCGTCACTGCCGAAGCCACAATATTCTGTCAGCTCATCTTTCAGACCGCTTATCGGTTTGGACTGCTCGTTATATTCCGTGCCCGTGTAAACAGTGCCGCCGATCAGTACGCCATTTTTACTCGTCTCACCCCCTCTCCGAACAGCCTTAAAATTTGCCGCAGCCTCATTCTTGGCAGCTACTGCCACAGCACCCGAACCTGTGATATATACAGTGTCCAGCCCCATCATGTGCATATAGTTGAACGTCTCGCCGTCCCCAATGGTGATAACGCCATCATCGCCCTTGGCAGCACCTGATTTCAGGGATACTGTGATATCCTTGCCCGACTTGTTGCGGATATCAAATCCGTTGTATTTAGCATCGAATTTCACAGCACATTCAGTGCCGTCAAGGGTGATCTCGATGACCCTGTTGCAGCCTTTTACTTCTTTTATCATAAATATCCTCCTTTAATTGCTTGCCGAATACTTGTGCCCATCTGCCCCAAATCCAATCAAATAGGTATCTGTGCCTGTAAATTCGTTAGTGCCCCCGCTGTCCCATGTGTATATGATCTTCCAGGCTCCTGTTGTGCTGTCAGTCACCGAAAAATATGTTACTTTAGGCATTCCCCATGTTGGCAAGAAACTATTGGCAAATCCCCAATCCCGCAATGTTGATAATGGATTTCCCGATAAATCATAAACAATGGTTTTGGTGGAATACATACTTTCCCCGAATGTTTCCGTTGTTCTGACCTGTACACCCAACGTTTCATCAGCAACGGCATCGCCGCCGACAATATTTACAACATCGCTGTATGATGTGCCATCAGGGAATGTATATTTGCCATGTTCCTGCCCGTCCTCATATCCCTCTTGATATCTGTCCGGTACATTGACATTCACAGGGTCAAATCCATTACAGGAATAATCAGCGGCGCTGTATGTGCCGTTTGCAGTGACCGTCAGGGGACTGATAACAACCGACTTTACGCCGTCATCGTGTCCTTTATCATATCCCTCCTGATATCTGTCAGGCACATCAACCATCACAGGCTCAAACCCCACATACCCCTCAGCCTTTTCAGCGTCTGAGATATTGTATGTGCCGTTTTCCGTGACGCTCAGCGGCTTGACCTTTCCGCCCTTACCATTCGCCAGCCCCAGCAAATACCACATCATATCATCCATCGCCGCTCACCTCGCTTGTCGTGGGAATAATGTTGCCGTCTGTGTCCTCAGTAATGGCATACTCAAAAATCTTGCCGTTGTAGTTCGCCCGGAGGCTTTTGCCGTCCTCAGCAATTTTTACCGCAGTGGGCATCATGCCATTCAGGATAGCCCCCGCAAATCTGGCAACACCCTCTCCTGCCATCTCAAAGCCGTATTCGGTTTTAGAGTTCTCGTTTACGAATTTTATGCCCTGTCGGGTCATTTTCGTGGAGCCGTTGACCTCGCCTATCTGTACACGGTCAGCCAGAGGGTCATATTCGTTCTCCTGCACACTGTTCCGCCCCATTTCGGCATACAGCCCGAAGTCGGTAATTCTCAGGCGGCAGAAGTTCGTCACAAGTACGCTTTCCCCGAAAGTAATGCCCGCCCCGGGAGCAGGATATGTGCTCACCAGCGCCCTGCAGCTCCACGCCCTGTAGGACTTGTTCTGTATCGCACCTATGACCGCACCCGCCAGCTCCTCCGAGGCATAGACCGAACTTATCTTCATCGTGTGATATGCGTCCGTGTCGCCGCCCGAAGCGTATGTCCTGCTGCCGTCGGTCATTATAACGCTGCTGCATACCTTAGTCAGACCGTATTCAATGCTGCTGTACTTGTCAGCCGAAAACAGCGCCGATGAAGCACCGCAGGCAAATGGCAGAAATGTAAGCACCCCGCCCTGTACAAAAAAACAGCCGCAGGCCGCCTCCGCCAGGTCGGAGAGTATTTCCTTGGCAGTCCGTCCGAAGACTTTGTCCTTGGGGCATTTGGTGATCTTTGTGCCGATGATGTCACCCGCAGCGATCTCCGTAAATCCGCATATGCTTTTGATGTTGGCAAGCACGGCGCTTACAGATGCAAATTTGGGCTTGTTTTTCGTATCGGAACTGTTGCCGCTGCCGCTGCTGCCGTTGCTGTCACTGTCGGACGAACTATCACCGCCCGAGCTGCCATACTCCGCCGTGAAATCACTTTCTTCAAGGGTGCATTTGGCAGATGTGAACATCGCCCTGTCATAGCAGGTGAAGCTCAGCCTGCCGCCCGAGGGCTTCCTGCTGCTCACATAGAACACAGGCACCTCAGTTCCGCAGGAAACAAGTACCTCCGCACCATAGGGGAACAGCCCCACGGTGTCATCGTCATAGTCGCAGGCAGGAACATCAAAGGTCAGCTGCTGACTGCAAACGCCCCTTGCACCGTATCCGTCCGCAGTGTATGATATCTGCAGGTTATTGAAGTGCGGCACATCAATGCTGCCGATGCTCAGAGCAAGGCTAAAGGCGGGAGCCGCCCACAGGAGCGGCGCTTTCAAGGGTCAGGGACATATCCCATTCAAGCCCCTTGCCACGGCTCACAGCCTTGTAAGCCGTTTTCTTGAACTGTGCCGACACCGCTGCAGGGGAGGAGTAGGTCACAGGAAATGTCTTTCCGCTGACAGCGCTCGATATCTTAGCCGCCGCAGATGTGGGGACTTTTTTCAGCGTGATGTTCAGCGTAATGATATCCCCTATATAGCCGCCCACAGTGGAGCCGTCATGGTTCTCAAATGCGCTGCTGTCCTTTTTGGGGGCGGAGCTGACGGTAAAATCCGTCACATATCCGTCCGCCCTGACGTTGTTGATAACAAGTTCAAGCATATTATCTTCCTTTCTGCACATTGACGCTCTGGGTGTAGTCCAGCGAATATTCACCGCACACCTTGCTGTCAAGGGTGAGGTCTCCGCCTGTGACCTCTACATTCACATTTACATTCCGGTTTCCGCTGTTTTCCGCAGCGTTCTTGTATGATACCTCGGTGGCAACAGTGCCGCTCACCTGAGTGAAAGCGGAAATGTTCATCAGCTCGGACAGCTTGCCGCTGAAACCGCTTGCGAACTGCTCCGCAGCTGCCGCACCCGAATCATAGGCGTTCACCCCCATGTCCGTGAGAGCCGCCGCAAAGGCGTTCTGCATATTTTCAGCGTCCTTGGCGTAAAGGTCGGCGGACAGATCATCTGCTATCTGCTCCTTGCGTTTATACAGCTCGATGACCTTTTGGCGCTCTTCTTCACTCATACCCGCAAGGTATTCTGCCATCTTGGCACCGTCCTCGGCGGACATACTGTTCAGCTCTTCGAGGAGAGCAGCACTTGCCCCGTCCTCTTTCAGAGCCTTGATGTCAGCGTGATATTTCTCCATGGCGGCTATCTGCTTTTCAATGTCATTTACCTTGTAGATGGTGGTCTCATTGCCGTCCTCGTCCGTTTCCTTTTCAACGGAAAAAACAGAACCGCCCACAGCCATGAGCCGTGAACGGTAGTCGCTCTGAGCGGTGAGCATATCGGAATATTTTTTCTGATAAAGGGCGTTCAGGTCGTCAAGGCTCTCGCCTGCGCTTTTTATCGCCTTGTTCTGGCTGTCCTCCCGGTCGTCCAGAGCTTTTTTCTGCTGCTCCTGCTCATAGGCACGGAGCTTTTCGTAATACCCCCAGTGCTCGGTGTTGCTTTCATCGCCGTATTTTCTCAGCAGTTCAAGCCGCTTTTGATACAGCGCATCTTCATCGGCAATAATGCCCATGGCATATTCATGGTCAAGCTTCTGCCACTGGTTTTTAAGCTCCTCGTCATTCATCTGCTCGGCAGCGGTCTCGGCGAGGGTACGCTGTTCTGATATTGCTTCGGCAGCAGACTGATTTTCAGCCGCACTGTTTTCCTGAGCTTTTTTCCATTCTTCCGCACGCTTTTTTTCACGCTCCAGAACGGCTTTTGCATTGGCTTCTCTCTCAGCTTCCGCTTCAAGCCATTCTTTGCCACTCATGTCAGCAGCAGTCATACCAAAATGCTCATTTATTTCCTGCATACCCTTGTCATATGCGTCTGAAACGGCTTTTTGCCCGTCCTCTATCATCTGCACAGTGTCATCAATGCCATCACGCATATAGCCTACCATAGCGGTTGACGCTACATTGTTTATATCTCCGCCGTAAACGTCACCGCCAAGCAAATTATCAATTCCGAGCATTACGTGTTTCTGGGCATTATCAACGGCATCGGAAAGGCTAAACATCATCTGTTCTGCAGCGGTTGACCAATCGTAATGAATAAGCTCGTCAGCAATGACGGTACAGAAATCGACACCCGCATCTATAAGTATCTCACTTGAATCAACGAGTGCATCAAACAACTTACTCACTATGTCAGGAGCTTTTTCGGCAAGAATGGGTATTGAAGCTGTAATGCCGTTTGCCAAGCCATCGATCAGGTTTGCAGCGGCTTCCGAAAGCTTGTCTGCATTATCAAGTATTGTCTCTGCAACGGTAAGTGCCGCATCAATGGCGGAGGGAATGAGTGAATCAAGATTATCCGAAATGCCGTCTGCAAGAGCTGTTACGATGTCCGAAGCGCCCTCAGTTATGATGTCTGCGTTGGAGAGGATAGCTTCCGCTATTGATGTGCAAAGTTGTGCTGCCGAGCCTGCAAGGTTCGGTGCTGCAGATACAAGTCCAGATATAAGTGTGCCGATTATCTCATCTGCATTTTCAGTCACTATTGGAATAGCTGTGTCGGCAAAGGAGCTTAACGTATTAAGCAATGCCGATACAATGGAATTTGCACCGTCAATTACTGATGGGAGCATCTGTTCAACAGTTTCGGGTATAAGAGGCAGAAGATTTTCGGTAAGCTCTGTAATGCCAGTCGCCATTGTGGGCAGCACTGCCATAATTCTGGGCGCAAGATTATCCGAAACTGTCACAACACTTTCAACCACGTCGTTTAACAGCTTGTCAAAGTCCTGTGTCGGGTCGGACATACCTGTGAGCAGGTTTTGCCATGCCGCCTTTGCCGCTGAAATGGAACCCTGAATGGTGGAGCTTGCTTCCTTGGCGGTAGTGCCTGTTATGTCCATTTCAGTCTGTATCACATGGATAGCATCTACGATGTCAGCAAAACTTGATATATCGTAGGAAACATCAATGCCTTTGCTTTTCTGAAGCTTTTCGGCATCGGCAAGCAGTCTTTCCATTTCGGATTTTGTGCCGCCATAGCCGATTTTTAAATTATCGAGCATGGTATAGTTTTGCTTGGAAAATCCACTGTACGCATTCTTTATTGATTCCAGATCGGAGCCCATTTTGTTTGCGTTATCTGACATATCGCTGAGAGCGGTGTTGGCTTTTTCAGCCGCAGCCTCAGTATCATTTCCCATGCTGCTGATAAGAGAAGCGGCAAACCCTGTTACTGTCTCCATGTATTCGTTGGCAGACATTCCGACTGTGCGGAATGCTTCTTCCGAGTATCCTTTTATAACATCGGCTGAATCCTTGAACAGAGTTTCAACTCCACCTATAAGCTGCTCGTAGTTTCCGTAGCATTCAATGGCTGATTTTGACAGAGCGGCTATTGCCGCAGTTGCTGCACCTGCTGCCGCAAGGGAGATCTCGCCGATTTTTGCTGCCGCCTGAGTGGACATTTTCAGTATCTCACCACCTGCACCTTGCAGTCCGCTTTTCAGCCCCGCAGTGTCAAGCCGTGTGTTAAAAATAAGGTCACCGTCATTCAATATTCCCACCTCCTTATGAATCAAGAAATCTTCTTGCCGCCTCTATCATTCTCAGCTCGTTGGCTGAAACCGGAAGCGCATAGACCTGCTGCATTTTTTCAAGGAACTCCCGCCTGTAGTCGGGCATATCGTCCGAGATGTCAGCCGTCCGCCAGCCGCATATGTCAGTGAATCGGCAGTCATGCAGCCCCATGAACAGCCCACGGAACTTCCACCAGTGCATTTTTGTCTCCCATAGGTCAATGCCGTATTTTTCATAAAATGCAGCGGCTATCATGGGAAAGTCTGCGTCAAAGCTGTAAGCTCTGCGGCTCGAAAGCATTGCACCACTCTCGCTCGTTTCCTTGGGCGGTTCACCGCATCGGTAGAACCACAGCATAAACATCGCAGCCCGTGAAAGGTCACGGGGCATTACGGGAAAAATGAGCCTCAGGGCAGTTATGACCAGCCTGTCCTCAGGGATACGGCTGTCGGTGATAAGCTCCTCGAACCTCATCCATACAGAAAAATCGGTGCGGAGCGGCAGCTCTGTCACGCCGCCGTCCGTCACCTCAGTGTATTCAGTGGGAAGTCTCTGCGGGAGCATACTTTTTCAGCACCTCTTCCGTCACCTTTGCGGAAGCACGGTTCAGGAACACCCACAGCGCACCTATCTCATCGGTGTCAAGACTGCCTGCATCAGTCACGCCTGCGTCATCGCCGAAATGCTCATTTACGAACTCATCGCCCAGATAAAGCCTTATGCCCTCCAGCGTAGCCTCTGCCGCCGTTACCGCATCGGGAGCCTTGACTATCTCAGCTGCAATGCGCCTTGTCTCCTGCACGAAATATGCAGTCTTTGTGGGTATCTCAACGCTTTTGCCGTATATGGTAACGGCAGTGGGGTTCCTTTCGTAGTTAAATTCCATGTTATTCCTCCGTATTTACAGCTTTGCTTTCGGAATTGGCAGAAGCAGCTTCGGCAGTATCCGCAGTAAATGTTCCGCCGCCGCCCGATGTGGCAGGAGCAAACTTGCCGATAACAGGGTCGCCCAGACCGTTGAACGCACCCGAAAGCTTCATCTTATTGTTGTTTTCGGAAGTGCCTGAGGGGGCGACCGCACAGATCTCCATGCGTGCCACATAACCGCCGCCCGAAACAGCGTTGAACTTTTCCACCGTCAGTATCTTTACAAGGCAGTCGCCCAGCACCTTGCGGTTTTTGTATATCTCATACACCTTTTTGATGGTGGGATCGGAATACATAAGGTCGCACTCAAAGTTGTATGCGGTCTTGTAGCTTGTGGTGTCGGTGCTTTCGGTATCCATGTTGATGTACTTGGTGCTTTCCGTCTGAGCGGAAGTTGCGTCATCGAACTTTGACCAGCCGTCACCCATTCTTGCCCACTGAGGCGTTTCACTGGAGCTTACGTCCATGTAATGTTCCAGCTGGGTCCTTTTAACTATCGTATTTGACATTAACAAACATTCCTTTCTTCAATGTATTCAAGAGTTATGCTCATCTGATACGTGCATTTCTTACCGTCCTTTTCGTACTCGAAAGGTACGGCTCCGTCCATGCGTATATCCTGAGCCGTGCGGTATTCGGGGAGAGCGGGAAGCTCCTGCACGTTCAAAAACCACCTGCGCAGATCGTCAAGAAAAGCGCTGGTCTGTATCCTGCGCAGGTCATCGTCCGACAGGCTCCCCAGGAAGAGGGAGGCGTGCATGGCTTTAAGCTCGCTGCCGCAGAGATATGTCTGCAATACCTCGGTGCTGTCCTCCACAATTCCTGCACAGTCGATGTCATCGCTGCGGAAATTCACCTGCATGGTGTAATCCGCCAGCAAAGGGCAGCCGCAGAGGAAGTTCCACAGGGATTCAATAACGGAATCAGCCACGATATCTGCACCCCGCTATCTGAGCAGCCCCTGCAAGGATAGTGTGAACGTGAGCTGCTTTCATTCTCTTGAACCACAGCCGTCCTCTCAGACCGCCTCTTGCCGTGCCGCTTGCCCCGTGACCGCTGTTGCTGTAGTAATTTTTTCGGGCATAGGGAGCGGTATAAACAAGCTCACCTGAGCCTATCACTGTGCCTCTTATGCCTGAGCGGATAAGCTCGCCTGTGTCCTTGGGGGTGTACCTGTCGCAGCGCCTCAGGCATTCGCTGTCTATGAATTTCTGTACAGACCCGCCCTGCGCCAGCCTGTGATTTATGCAGATCTGTTCAGCACTCATGGGCTTGAAAACTATCATCTTATCACTCCTATCTTACTCCCAGCATTATGTGCCGCATACTTCGGGACCCGAAGTTGTTCACCGTTATGCTGTGTACGTGCAGGCCGCTGTACAGCTCCTTGTCGGTGGGGTCACTCATTTCCCCGAAAAATATGTAGTCGCCTTTTCGGATATCGGCAGCGATGTCGGGGATAAATACCTTGGCAGTGTCGGCGTTTTCCTCGCCGTATTTTTGCACTTCATAGGCTCTGACCTCCTGCCACATGCAGGGGAATGTGCCTGCCTTTAAGACAGTCTTTCCCGCCGTCCTGAAAACGGTGCATATGCCGTTGGTTATCATCACCCACACCCCCTGAACATCAGCTTCACGCCGCCTGCATAAACATTTCCCAGATATATCTTCACCGCATTGTACCTCGCCGAAGATACTTCCGCCTGAGACCTGTCGCCGTAGGTCACGGAATAGCTGCCTACGGTCTCGGACTTCACATCTGCCGCCCTGCCGCATGAATACATATCATCAGCGCAGGCGCAGCAGGCACGGCGTATCTTGCCGCCAATGTTTTCGTCCGCCAGAAGCTCGGGAGTTATCCTGTCGAATGTAACAGCGTCGATATATGCAGAAGCGGGCTCCGCATATTTTGCAAAGTCCGCCTCGCTCATGGTGCCGTGAAAAACCTCGCTGTAAAACTTGTAATCAGCGTATGCCATTCTCAGCTCCTTTGACGACAATCAGGCGTGTGAGCAGTAAATGCCCGCAGCCTTGTTCTCGTAAGCATCGGTAAGACCGTAAGCACGGTACGAAAAAATGTATGCGTCCGCATCGGGGTTAGCGTCAGGGGAGATGACCTTGCTTACAGTATGCTTGCCAAACTGGATAACAGCAGGCTTGTGAACTATCATGAAGTTGATAGGCGCACCTCCTGCGGAGGTCTGCTTGTAGTACTTGCTTGCAGTCCATGAAGGAGCGCTGTTGCCCGTAACAGGGGAGTAAACGCCGTCGGAAACGGTGTAATAATCCTTGTAGTTTGTGCTCCAGTCATCGGGCTGGGAGGTTGTCACCTCATACACCGCCTCGGCTTTCTTGAAGCCGCCTATCTCCTCACCCGAAGATGTGCCGTTGAGCAGGGAAACAGCAGTCCAGAAGCGTGACTGAGGCACCTTGATAATGCCCGCAAAGCCCTCAAGCACACTCTTTGAAACGTAGCTGTAAAGGCTCTGAGCCGCATTGTAAAGGGTGGGGGTAACGAAAAGATATCTGCCGTCCGCAGGAACTTCCGCCTCGTCCAGTACGTTCACGCCCTCACGAACGGAATCCATGAACGCCTCAGCACCGCCGATGGTCTCAGTCTTTGAACCAATGCCGTTGATGGCAGCGTAGGAAGCAAAGCGCACAGCGTCCATTTCGGGAACAGCCTTGGTGCGGATAAATTCGCTTGCCAGCTTGCCGAACGCCAGACCCGCAGTTTCCTCGTTGTCCATAGCGTCAACGCTGAACTTGCGTCCTCTGTCGTAGTTGAACTTCACGGTCTCGTTGGTGATCTCCACATTGCCCTGAACATAACCGCCGTTGCGGGAGTAGTCAGCCAGACCGTCCATGCTTATCTTGGGGATAATGATCTCGTTTGCGTTTGCGCCTGCCTGCACAAGGGAGCCGTCCATATCCAGCACGGAAGAGCAGGAAGCAGCCTTGTAAACATCGTCCAGCAGGTCAATGTACTTCTTGAAAAGTGCAATAGCATTTGCCATGTAAATTCCTCCTTTTAGTGTATAAAAATAGCCTCGTTCATCTCAAAGATAAACAAGGCTCATCTCTTGCTTTGTTCATGCCGTCCTCCTTACTTTGTGAGTTCTCACTTCGTGAGAGGGGGAAGCCCCATAACAGCCCTTGCGGCGCTGTCGTCCGCCTGACCGCCCGAACCGCCGCCTGTGGGGCCCATGTACTTAGGCACAGGCTCGCTGCTCTCGAAAAGAAAGTCGTTTTCCTTGGCAATCTTGTCCAGCTGCTCCGTGAGACCGACTATCTCGTTGCCCGCAAGCTTCAAGCCGTCCATGTTGAGCAGCGCCTTTACGGCAACAGCGTTTCTGGGCTTGCGCTCCGAGAGCTTGCCTTCAAGAATGTGGTCAAACTGCATCTTTTCCAGCTTTGCGGCACTTTCCTTCTGCGCCGCCGCCAGCTTTTCCTTGTAGTCGTCGGCAGTCTTTTTAAGCCCCTCATAGTCCAGCTTGCCGAACTCCTCTATCTGCTTGTTGGCGGCACTGAGCTGACTTTTCACGTCCTCATAGTCCCCATACTTTGCGGAGACCCCGTCGCAGTCCTTCTTGTTTTCGGCAATTATCTGAGCTGCGTTTTCCTCTGATACTCCGAGCTTTGTAAGAAATTCCTTGGTCATTGTTTTTCCTCCCTAATATAAAATGTTTAACCCCCTCGATTCCGAGGGGTTATGTTTTGGTGGAGCCAACAAAACGTGATTGGCATAAAAATAGCGCCTTGCAGTCAACTGCAAAACGCTTATGTGAGTATAAAAAATTGCCCTACTAAGTAAGGCGATCAGTCGATAAATTCGATTTCTTCAACATCTTCTTGCAGAAATTTATATCCTCCAACACCTATTGCCCAGCAGGCAACTTCATTTGAATCCTCGTCTTCGTGATATCCCATACAGATCCCCTCATATACAGTTCCGTCAGTTGTGGTCACTCTGACCTTCTTTTTTTTATAAAAAGCATCGGCATCATCAACTGCTTTACTCCATTTTTCAAAACTTATCACTTGATTATCACCTCATTAAAACAGGAAAAATGTGCGCACCTTTGTTTTCATCATATTTGATCTGAACTCTGTTAGTAGCCTCATATTTACCTGTTTTTTTATTGTAAGTACGACCGGCTTCAAATGGCAAAGTAATAAACTCATCGGGATACTTGTTACTGCCTCGGAATTCATAATGATCACCCGTTCCCGCATACCTGTTTATTAAATCCTGCGGGTCAAGACCCTTTGCAAGTATGCTTCTGGGGGTTACTTTTCCGCCTGACTGCACAGCTTGCTTGACCTGATTTTTCCAAACCTTGCCGTTTACGTGCTTGGACTGATTTTTGGTATCCACGGAAGTATTGACACTGCCGCTTGCAAGAGCATTTCGGAAGCTGTTGACCTTTAAGCCTATTGTAGCATCTCCATTGCCTAAAGTCAACATTTTTTTGTATTCGGCTGCACTTCTGCTTGCCTGACTGTGACCAAATCCCCCGACCTGGGCCCTCTCGTTCCTCAAAGAAAGCCCCGCAGCCTTGGAAAATCTTCCGTACTCATCTTTCTGCCTCCTGAGAAGCACCGACTTTTCCGTGAACCTGTCCTTATCGTCCGTGGCATCAGCCGCAAGTATCTCTCGCTTGGTCTTGCGCATGGAGCGTTCCATAGCCCTCTGCCGCTGGGTCGCTTCGTAATAGGTGTAGGTCTTGCCGTTGTATTCAAAGGGCGGCGGGTCGATGTTTTTAAGCTCCTCTTCCGTATAACTTGGTTCGGAAATGCCCTCTATAACAGGGTAAAAGTCATGTCGGCAGTTGGCGCCTTTAAGACCTGTCACCGTTCCGTAGCCCGTCACAGCCTTTAGAGAGGGATATTTCTTTGATTTCCCCGAAAGGGAATACCACTTGCCCTGCCACTGGGCGTGGTCGGGTCTTGCATCTGCGTGAGCATCGACCTCCACAATGTCCGTGTCAAGCTCCGCCGCATTGTGTTCCGAGACCTTGCCCGTCATTTGCGAAAGCCCCGTAAGAACAGCCCTGCGGGCAGCCACATCAGCGTGACACCTTACCCCCGAAGCATAATCCACAAACTGCAAACCGCCCTCTGTGAGCCGCCTCGTGGCGTTCCTGACCGCCGTGTTGTGATCCACAGCACCCGTCATCACCTGCATATACGCATAGTCGAGACAGTCCCTGTAAGCCTCCGCCGCATCGTGAAACCGCACCTGACCGTTTGACCCACGGTAGGAAAATCCCATGGATTGCGTAAAGTTTCTCAATTCTCCTTTGGTCTGGTTCACACCGGCAGTTACCGCCTGCTGAAAGAAGTCGTTGTATTCATAAGGCGTGTAGCCGACATTCGCCTGCGCATATGCTTTTTTATAAAACTCGTCGGAAGTCTGGGCAGCGTCAAAGAATAATCGGTCAACAGTCTCATCGGAAAGCTCCGAATATTCGGATATCTTCTGCTTGATGTACTCCGTTCCCGCACCCAGCTCACGAAGCCGCAGCACCTGATGCTCTGCGCTGTCGGTAAGATATCCCGCCTTTGCTATCCTGCGGCATATGTCGGCGATGATATCCTCCTCAAGCCTGAGAAAAAGCTCCTCCAGTTCCGCAGGCGCTCCCTGCAAATAGTCGGGAGTAAGCATTATTCAAAGCTTTCGGGGAGCATTGCCGCCGCCTGCTCCTCCGTCTCGCCGTAGCGCTTCATGCGGTATTCCACAGGAGACATGATCCCCGCAGAGACTTCCTGGAGCCATATCTTCTGCTCGGTCTCGCTGTCGGTAACAAGGCTGTCATCAAAGTCAAATGACTGCTCGCACGCCCCTCTGGGGACAAGCTCATGAATGTCGCAGAGCATATCAAGTACCTGCACAAATTCCGTGAGAGCCTTTCTGACGTTCGCCTGAATGGCTGATACCGTGGCATATGACCGCTGCTTGGAAGCCTTTATTTCTGTGGCAGTCTTGTCCGTGTCCTGCACCTCGGAGAGGGTACCGAAAGCAAGTCCGCACTGCCGTTCTATCTGCCGAAGAAGATTGTTGAGCCCGTTCCTCTGAGCCTCTTCACGTATCTGAGGGCTGAACACATTGAACGCCTGGTCTTGGTTAAAGTCCAGCGTCTTTATCAGCCGCCTGTTGAATTTGGGAGCTGTCTCCGTGCCGTCATTGCCACGCTGCACCGCCGTCACATCGGCATATACCGCCAGCTCCGAGCCTTCAAACTCCCATATGCCTCTTGTGAACTGCATATCCGCTTCCTCGATAGTGGAGATCGCCGCATTGAACACCGAAACACCCAGCGGGGAACGCCTGTCGATGATGTTCGCCCCGGGCATTTTCATATATACAAACAGCGGCCGCTTTATCCCAGAGAACGTTGCCGACGGAGCAATGTCCGCCCATTCAGCAACCGCCCCGAGAGCTATCTCCCGCCCTATCTGCGCCGAGCTGTCGGACACATACGCCTTGTTTACCACTGTGTAATTCGTACCCGAAAGGGAGTGCTTTTCAAGGCGGGTGAAATACCTACCTTTGCGGACTATCCTGTCAGCGAAAACGCATTCGGTGATGTTGTCACCGTCATAGCCCGATACCGCCGCAGCGTCCGCCTGAATGATGTCGGTGTATATCTTTCCGCCCGATACATAAGGCTTCAGAAACACGCCGCCCAGAGCACAGGCGTATTCCACCCACACGGGAGACAGCGCCACCGCATGACTGTACGCATCGGAAAGATGATCCGCCCTCGGCGAGCCCGTCAGCTCCGAGTTAAGCTCCAGCGTGACCAGCCGTGCCATTTCATGGGCCACAGAGTAGGGGAGATTAAGGCAGCGCACATTGCTGTCAGCCACAGCCCACGGCGGCGTGCAGCGGTAGCATTCCGCCCACAGCCTTACCGCCTCGGTCATGTCCTTGTCAGCTGGCAGGGTCTGCATTTTTGCAGCCAGATCATTAGTGTCAAACAATTTGCATATCGCTCCTTTCAGCCAAGATAAAATGCTCATTTTCCGCTTCTCCTCCAAATCTGCGATGTGGCGTACCGCACAGCGTCAATGCTGTGATTGTTCCTGTCGGGATATCCCGATATGATCTCGCCGTCCTTGCTGCGCTCGTATTCGTACTCCAGAAATTCCGCTGCAGTCTCGGGGCAGCGTTCGTTGTCAATGACTATTTCACGTAGGGACTGCAGCCACTTCATGGAATAATCCACCGACCCGGGGCCCTTTTCAGCTCCACGGGCAAGCAGACCAAAGGAGCGGTAATCCGCAACGGACTTCTGCTCCGCACTGTCGCACATGAGCATATCGTTTGCCGTTACGCCACGTTTTTTCAGCTCATCAGCAGTCTCCGCATTGCCCTTTTTGTTGCAGCGGAACTCGTCATATATCACCAGCGTGTGCTGCGCCGCCAGATATGCGCACCTGACATATGCAAACGGGTCGGGATACCAGCCCCAGTCAACGCCGTGGAGTATCGTTCCAAAGGTCTTGATGTCCTCGTCAGTGACCTTGCGTGTGACCACATTGTCGAACACGTTTCCGCCAGTGCCGTTGGCAGCGCCCAGATATTCGTTTTCATACGCCGTGGGATTGGTCTCTTTCAGATATTCCGCATCATCGAGGAACGGCTTGCCCAGCCACTTTTTCGGCACCGTCAGATAATTGCTTTCGGTAACGAGCCTGTCCGCCCTCGGTGCTTTGATGTACTTGTTTGCCCAGTTCTGAGCCGATTTCGGGGGATTGAAGGACTTGAACTTGTAAGCCCTGTCTCCGCCTCTGATGACCGACTGTTCTATCTTTCGGACAGCCTCGGGACCCGAGAACTGGTCAAGTTCCTCGAACCACAGAATGCCTATGAACCCGAAGGGGACTTTTATGGACTTGATCTTGTTCTCATCGTCCGCCCCTCGGAAGTATATCTTCTGTCCCGTTTTTGTTTTGGTTATCTCCAGCGGAGATTTTGTGGCAGCATATTCATCGTCAAGACCGAGGGAAAATATCGCCCACAGCATCTGATTATACACCGAATCTTTCAGTGTGTTGCCCACCTGGCGGAGAATGCAGGCGTGCATATCCTCGTTTTTCTCCAGCAGGTCGATGACCGCCAGCGAGATAAACGAGGACTTGGCAGAGCCTCTTCCGCCCGGGAAAACATATTCGGAGTGTTCGCCCTCGGCAATGTCAAACAGCACCGATGAAAAGGCAGGAGCCACCATGCTTGCGGGAATGCCGCCGTAAGAAAAGCCCTCCCGATCGTCCGCCGAGGGGAAGTATCTTTCACGGTCAAGCTTAAGGCGGGCGTTGTCGTACCTGATCCTGTGCCGCATCATATCGTCGTCACGGATAATGCTCCGCAGCTCCTTTACCGCAGCCACATCGCCCATTTTAGCCTGTTTGAGCAGTGCTGCATTGACCGCAAGCATATTGTTCACGTCTTGTTCGTCCAGCTCATCGAAGTTCACGCCCATATCAGAAAGGAGCTGGTAGTCCGCCACCTGAGAAGCAGGCAGCGACAACAGCAGCTCCATACATTTTTTCATATCACGCTTTTTCCGCCTTGCCTCACCCGAGGCCTTGCCGCCTTTTTGAGTGATTTCTCGGAGTTCACTCGGAGTTCGTTCGGAATTTGATATTAGATTTTTTTCATTCACGGGTCACCACCTGCCGAAAAATTGATATAAGAAAAGCGCCCCGAAGGACGCATAAGTTTTTTGTCAGCAAAGGAAGCACGCCGACAAGCAAAAACTAAGGCTCCCGCCCTCGGCTCGGCTTCATTGTGTTCTTTGCTGATTATAATTATATCACAGGGTAATAGTGCCATTCAATGCCATACTTTGAAGTGCTGCGCCGTGGATTTTGTAAATGTGGCGGATATTATAATTCATCACAAATGCAATATCCTCCCACCTCTGCCCGATTATGTATCGCCGTGTAAGCACTTCACGCTGCACAGCGTCGGGAACAGTGCCGATAACCTTTTCTACCTGCTGACGCACCCCCAGCATTTCCATCATCAGCCTGTCCGCCTCTGCCTGATAATCAGCGAGACAGCAGTATGTGCGTTCTACGGTATTGCCGTTCTTCTCGTGTGTGCTACCGTCGCTGTCGTATTTGACGGTTTTGCCTCCCATAATCAGCTGAGCGTAAGAATTTGCCTTGTCTCTCGCCAGCCTGTACGCTCTTTCTGATTCTCGGACTTGGTTAAGGTACGCTTTTGCTTCTTGTGTTGTCATTGTTCTCCTCCTCTGCCCACTTGTCAGCTTCACGGTACAGTTCTTCGATATCCACACCAAATTCGTCTTTGAGTTTGAATTTGAATAGCCACTCATCGTCCTCTTTCGGCAATTCATAGCGATTGCGAAAATCAACGTGCAGGTCGTGCGTGAATCGCCAGAACTCTATCAGCTTCTTGCGTGATGGGTGAAAAAATCTCGCAATGCTGAGAAGATACAGCGAATCAACTTCCTCGGAAAATCTGTCGTAATATGCCAGCATCTCCGACTTGATTTCTTGCTTCAGGACTTTCTTAGCGTGGCTGGTCAGTGCTGGTGTGACTGGTAATCTGGATTTCACGAATTTTCACCTCCGTCCATCTTTGCCCCACAGTTCGGGCAGTATTTGTAGCAATCGCAGAACAGCTCGAAGACGGTCATTCCACCATTGTCGCTTACATCGCAGGCCTCCCCGCACTCGCTGCACTCCGCCCAAGCCCCATCGGAAATGGGGATCCACCGCCCGTGCTTCACGGGTGCGACGTCGGCGGCGGGATAATCGTACAGCAGCACTATAAGCTCACAATCGCATTCTTCGTCTTCTCTTAACTTTTTTATAATTGCTTCACGTTCTATGTATTCTTTTTCAGCCATTGTCAGCCCTCCTGTTTTTAAAATACCTAATAATTATTTTTGCAGATTCTTTCGGGTGACGGAAAATGAGATGCACGATTGACTTGCGCATTACCACATCGCTGTCTCCCTCGTAGGTTTTTCCGCAAATTGAACAACAGCTCTTGGCCATGAAAGATATGCTGCCGTTGAATTTAATCATCTTCCTCACCGTCCTCCAGCATATCGGAAAAATCATCAGATGAATTATCCTCCGCCTCAGATGCCTCAGAGTTATCTTTAATCTGATCCTGGAAAACAAGACGTGTCAGCACGCCGATAAATTCTATGGGGTCAACATTGTCTCTGGATATCTGAGTGTAAAATGCCTTGAACGCATAAAACAGGTCTGTGAGTATCGGTGTTGCATTGCCGTCCTCAGGGATATCAATTTTCCCAGCCGCATTGAGTTCACGGTCCTCTTCGTCCCTAAAAGCGTCAGAAATCGCTGTTAAAAATATAATTTTGTTTGCCATTCTATCCATTTTATTTTCCTCCTGTTATTTTCTGTTATCAATTTTTTCTGAATCTCCCGCAGCCAAGATACATGCAACTGCAACAATGGTTATAATACCGATTATCCAGCCTATAAGCAGACCTGCGAGAAACATCATTCTTCACCGCCTTTTATCGTTCTGAACAGCTCCACAAGCATTACCTTTCGGTCGCCGTAATTCATTCTGCGTTCCTCAGTCTTCGCCTTTTCGATATCCACCTTGCGGATTTCATGATTGCAGATTGCAATCTCACTGTTTATAGCATCAGCAATGATTTCATTGCGTTTAACCGCATCAATAGCAGCCTGCAGCGCTTCTGCGTCCTGGTGGAATATTTCATCATCGCCGTCATCGGTAAAATGACCCTCTGCTTCTTTTTTTAAATCCTCAAGATGACGTATGATTTGATTTGCGTTCATTTTTGCATATCCTCCTAATTTCAATTTAAATGCCGTTTTTAGGCGCTTTGTGTTTTGGCACGTATTTACCCTACCCACATCCATAAAGCCTCATACAGTTCATTTCTGTGGGCTTGTCGTTGATTTTGTTGTGCTCATGGCGTTCAGCTTCTGCAAAACAGTCTTTTCGGTGACTGCTTCGCCTCTGAGAGCCGAAATGCAGTGAAGAGCAATTTCCAGTGCTTCATGTTCACTTACGAACTTGCCTTTTGCTAAGGTCTTGCAATATTCATCGCTTTTTCTGATGTCGTTCTGGCGCTCGGTGTATGCGATTATGGCATTGGCTTCATCACTGCTGTCCTTTTGCAGGTCAGCACGTATCAGCGCCAATTTTTGCTGAAAGCCCTCCTTGTTGCTGTTCTGCTTGTATTCCATGGCCAGCTCTCTGAACCTGTCAAAATACTTGTAGTCCACAGGACGCTGATCTGTGATATCCACATTGACAGGATCCGTGAAAATTTTCTTTTCCATCTCCCTCCACTTTTCGGAAAGCACAATTTCCCATCTCGTAGAACCATCAAGATACGAAAAATTATATTCAGGCATTTTTACCTCCTCCCTGTAACAACGTAACAAACAAAACATGATTTTCTATAAATATAAAATCCCTATTTTTTATTTTTATAATTTTATATTTTTGCTTTTCTCCCTATTTTATTGTTACATTGTTACAAATTCTAAAGAAATGGCTATAATAAAGGGATTGGGGGTGTAACGAAGTCTGTAACAAAGTGTAACGAAGTGTAACAAAGTCCTTAGACATTCAGCAAATCGTCAATATCACACTGAAAATTTTGTGCATATTTCCAGAACCGCTGCACACCATAACCTGTAAAGCGCTTTGCTTTTTTCTCCTTTTCCCACCCCGGCATCGACTGCATTATCAGTCCGATGTCCATGCTGTCACGCTTTGACATGGGGGCATATTCATTTTTCAGTGCCTCACGCCACAGCTGCAGGGAACACACTTCCGAGCGTCCCTCAAGATATTCCTCTATCATTCCCGTGCGGTAATCATCTTCTACGGCTGCGTCCTGTTCACTGCGTATCAGCCCGATAATAGACTGGTCAGCATATGGCAGCATTTCGCCTCGGTCATATTTCGCCTTAGCCTCTGCCCAGCACTGGCGAATGTCGTTTTGAATAGCCTCTTTGTTGCTGAAAAGATCATAGCCGTTCTGGCGGCAGGTGACAGGATACCAGCGACGGTTGCCTGTCTTATCGGTCAAAAATTGTGCCTTGTTGGTGGTCCCGATAAATATGCACTGCCGAGGGTGATCTGTGACACGCTTGTCAAATGGACGGCGGTATCGGTCATTCTGGCGTGTAATGTATGCTTTTACGCTCTCGACTTCCTTGGCTTTTGTGGTCGCCATCATCTCGGCAATTTCGCATATCCATATGCCCTCAAGTGCCTCAATACCTCTTGTGCCCTCGATTTCCACAAGGTTGTCCGTAAACCATTCGTCACGCAGCGCAAGCCATCGTATAAAAGTGGACTTGCCCTCGCCCTGATGGGTGCCCACAAGAACAGGTACATCATCAAACTTGCAGCCGGGATTGTACAGGCGGTTTATGCCTCCCGAAAATATCAGGCGGCTGACTTCACGGGTATATGGCGTATCATCGCATTTGAGCCATTTACTAAGCAGTGTGGGAATACGCTCAATGCCGTCCCATTTTATGGCCTCTATTTCTTCGATAACGGGGTTATACTCACGGCATTTCAGAAACATTCGGAAGCCATCATCACATTTTTCACGGCTGTGTATCTTGTATCTTGCTTCTATGTATCCACGGACGGTACTGTCTCTGGTGTCGTCCCATTTTACACCGTCCCATTCAGGGGAGTAGGTAAGCATATTGAATTTTATGCCGTTAAAAAAGTCGTCCTGCATCATTATTTCAAAATAGTTTTCGATGCTGGATATCGCCTTGCCATTGCCGTCACGCTTGATTTTTACGCCGTTCATGTCGTAATTTTCGGCGATGGCAGCACGCCGTATTTCTTCTGCACGTTCTTCCGCAAGCATCTCGTTTATCAGCTGCTTTAAAGCGGATTTGACCTTGAATTTAGCTGCTTTAAGTTCCAGCTGGGCGATCAGTTCGGCTCTCTCGCTGCCTTTGACTTCGCAGACCTCAAGAAGATTTTCACGTTTCAGCAGATCTCCGGCTTCTTTGAAATCATCTAAATTCACATATACTCACCACTTTCCAGACGCTCTTTAAGCTCACGGTACAGGATATCATGAATGATCTTTCCGCTGCTCTCAGCCTTGCAGAAAATAACACGGCAGTCATATCTTGCCTGCCATGCAAAAATACTTGCGGCATATGCAGCGGGAGAGAGCTGCGAACGGTATTTGTGCGCATACAGGTTTTCATATGTGGCATTTTCAACCAGCAGATACAGCCTCATATCAATAGCCTTGGCACGGTCAAATTCTCTGACAAAACGTTCACGCTCCCGGCCAAAGCAGGCGGCAAGTTCATCAAGGCTCATTTTGCGTTCAATGGCAACTTTGTCTGCAAGGGAATAATTGCTGCTGCCTACAGTGCATTTTATGGAGTAATCGCCAGAATACAGCTTGAAGCGCTCGTGATCCATTCCCGTGAGTTCTATCCTTTTCCGCAGGGCTTCCGTGTCCTGCTCCCGTGTATCTACCAGCAAGACAGCGGAATTTAATGCGGATCTGAGTTCAAAAGGTGTCATATCAGAACGGCAGATCACTGTCTGCTATGACTTCCTCAAAGTCAGCAAGGCTATTATTGTTAGTCGCAGGCGCCGATGATGTCTTGCCTTTAAGCGGACGAGGCTTGGGAACTTTAAAATCTCCGCTGCGTATCTTTTCGGCGTCAGCAAATCCATAGGGCTGTGCTTTCCAGCCTGATCTACCTTCCCATTCCCATTCCTGAAGCTGGAACAGGCAGCCGATGACAAGACCTTTAAGTCCCGCCTCGTTCCAGTCCCAGTGATATCCGTCATTGCTTTCTTCAATAGCTGTGATGTTGGTCTTGAAAGCAGATTTTATCTTTTCGTCCAGATCAGAACCGTCATCGGTGGGAACGGACATTCTGAGAACGCCCTTCCACTTCTTGTCCTCGTTCTGCTGACTGTGGTAATCAGCTGCAAAAAAGCCTTTGTGCTCGCCTTCGATGATGTCAAAGCTTACTTCCAGCTTGTGAAATTCACCCTTGCTTGACTTGTATGCCTTTTCCTCGGCATTAAGTATCTTGCATACATAACCGCCTTCGGGAAGAGCGGGTCTGCTTGAAAAGGTCTGAGTTTTTTCGTAATTTTTGAATGGCTTCATTATTGGACTTCCTCCTTAAATTTCAACGGCATAATAGCCTTCGTTTCCTATGTAATCGCCTGCGCTTCTGTGGCGGACGTTATTGACTGCCTGTGCTTCTGACACGGCCATTGTTTCATCAACGTATCTGCCGCCGTTAAGATAAACGGCATATTTCTTTTTGGGCTTGGCTTTGGATTTGTACGTGCGCTTTTCAGCGGTGTTCTTTGGCACAGAATGTTCTTGGGAAAAACAGTTCGGGCGCATTATTCCCCACCTCCGAAATAGTATTCTCGGATAATGGTATCAACAGCTTTGAGATCATTCTCAATTTGCCCGTCTTCAAACATATCTTCGGGAGATTTGGTAATGTCAAAACCGTCTGTTTTGGTTTTGAAGAAATGATTTGTACCCTGTGTGCAGCATCTGAGAGCGATGGTGCAGCGACCTACAATATCGACCTTATTATCCAGAAGCTTTCCGATAGTCCTCAGCTTGGTGTTTCCGATATCGTCCGAATCTTCGTGCATAATGATATATACAATTACGTCTTTGGGAAGGTCATTCTTGATGAATTTCAACAGCCCCCAGAAATTGTCGGCAATGCTGTCATACATCTTATAGACATCACCGCCACGCTTGTCCTTGCTGTGCTCGTCCATAAACTGATTTGCAAGGATAAATCCCGCATCATCAATTACAGCCGTCTTTGTGGGCATTTTCTGCAAACCTGCTTTGATAAGGGCGGTGTTGTCCGAAACGGTTGTATATTTGAATTTCTTGCGGAACGGGAGTGTCTTGTCTCCCACATTGACATAATAGATCTCGTCCTCGGCGAAATTTTTAAGGCTGCGGCTCTTTCCGCTGCCTGACTTGCCATAGATCAGAACAGGCTCACCCATTGCTGTCATCCTCCTTTACTTCCGTGTTCTGAGCGGCAAACAGTATCATCTGAGAAGCTATGTAAGAAAGTGAAAGCACTGTCTCGGCTTCTATGGAAGAGACAGCATTGTATGCCTCGCCGCTTACTCTGATAATGGTAGATGTTGCCGCCGTTACTTTTGGCGTGGGTTTTACAAATATGAGCTTATCCATTATCATCACCTCCACTCAAACTTTCCCAGAACGGGCATTCCTGCCCGATGTACTTTGACGGATACGCAGGCACAGCCTTGTTGAGCTGGCAAATGCGGCTTGAATGGCTGTAATACGGGCACTGGAAGCAGCACACATCGGCGTTGCCTCTGTTATCTATCGGGAACGCTACAGATATCGTAGCGGTGCAGTTCACGTATCCGCTTACGCCGCTTGAAAAATCAGCCATCGTCCTCGTCCTCCTCTTCGGTGTTATCGTCCTCATCGCCGTCATGCTCCGCATCGCTCAGATATCTGTCCTCGCAGCGCTGAAAAGCACGGCTGTTGCACAAAAAATCAGAAATTTCCATCTGTGATGTCCTCCGCCTTTTCTGCGGTGTCATGCTCGCCCGCAAACGCCAGAATATCTTCACGGCTGAAATACTTCGACGCCTTTGTGTAATTGATAATAGCGTCATACATCGACGCTTTGCGGATATATTCCGCAATCTGTTCAATAGTGATTTCCATTTTTATTCCTCCTCAAAAAGTGATGTTTGATTTTCACTTTCGATTTTTATAAAATCATTTGATGTTCCAAAATTCAGCATCTTAGTTGTAGCTTCAACATAAAATTTTTTTGACACCTCAAAGCCATATGCGCTTCGATTCAATTCTGCACACGCTCTAAGTGTCGTACCACTGCCTGCACAAGGATCAATAACCACATCGCCCTCATCGGTGAATATCTCTATTAACCTTTTTAAAACATTTACAGGTTTCTGTGCAGGGTGAATTTTGGGATACTCTTTTGCATTATCCCGCTTCCATTCAAACCAGTTAAACACCATATGCCCATTGTTTCTGAATTTTGGCAGCTTATCACGGAAAAGTATTAATGCATATTCGGTGGCACCGCATATTCTCATATTGGCTTTCAGAACTTGCGGACTGTAATTCTTAATGAACACAATCGGGATATTATGCTTAAATCCATATTTCTCGGCGTATTTTATAACTGTCTGCATCTGCTCAAACGCACAAAACACAATCATACACGGTGCATCAGACGATTTTCCACGTCCATTGGATTTAGTCGGTTCTTTTTTCAGCAGTCTATTGCAGAAATGAAAATACTCTGCAATGTTGAATCTATAATCGGTATTAAATGCTGCTTTGCCTGCAAGTTTGCTCTCACCGTTTTTGTTATCACCACCGTTATACCACATAGGATTTGAACCGTAGAAATTGTTTCCAATGTTATATGGAATATCAGCAATTACAAGCTGCGCTTTTGGAATCGCATATCGCTTATAATTTTGAAAATTATCGTTGAATAACTCGCATTTGATTGAACTACTTTTCATCAGCACCGCTTGGCTCTCCTCGCTTATTCCTTATTCAAGTCAAGAAAAACCTCAATCTCTTCAACCTGTCTTGTCCAGTCATCAATGACGGACTGTTCAGCGGCAATCTGCTCCTTGAGGTTTGCGATTCGTTCCCAGCATGCTTCCTTTACCGACTGCGGAATAGCAGGCGTGTTCTTGACATTTTCCTCGGAAGGTGTTACAATATCAGCAGGAATGTTAGGCATATTTTCCTGCTCAGAGCCTGATTCGGTTGCCGCCGTTTCAGGCTCTTCTTTTATCCTGTCAGCCATATACGCTCCCATGTCGGTATCACCTGTGACCTCATAGCATGGGGTATCATTGCCGTAAGCTCTTTCAAGCTCTTCATCGGTGATAGGTGCAAATGCAGCATCTCCGTGCTCTTTGTAGTCACGCACAATGCTGTACACAGTGCTCTTGACCGTATCATGCTTTTGGGCTATCTGCGCCATAGTAGCACCCGAACGATATTCTGTAACGATGCTGCGCTTTTCCTCAGCATCAAATCTGCTTTTCCTTGCCATTTCATTATCCTCCTTGTTATCCGTGGGAATGTCCCACCCTTTTTCACGAATAGATGTTATCAGATTAACGACCGTATCGGGCATTACATCGTGGCTATTGTATTTCAGATCTGTCACATCTCCGAGAGCAAGGTGAAGCTTCTTAGCAATTTCTCTCGGGGTTTTGCCCTCTTTCAGCATCTGATAAACCATCTTCTCATTCGTCGACAGCGACCGCACCGCAGGCGCATCAATAGCTATCCGCATATCATCACCTCTGTATGGGGCACTCGGTGATAGACAGTATCTGCGAAGCACCTACATACTTCCTTGCACATTCAGATGCACCCTCAAAGCTGTGCGCCTGTATGCGGCAGCTGTACTTCCTGCCCTCATAGGCGTATCTAAGGATATACCATTTCATTTTTACACCTCCCTGCAAACATCTGTGATAACCGCCTCGACCAGATCGTCAAGACTGTTTTCAGCGAAAATCCTGTCCTTTGCCTTAGCTTCGGCAGCTTCTCTTGACCCAGCCGATACGCTGTACACATCGTTGAATGAGCCGCCCTTGAACCTGAGGTGGACATATACGTTGTATGTGCTCATTACTTTACACCTGCCTTTTCCTTAGCTGCCTCGAGTAGCTTCTTGTCGATGATACGCTTGAGGCATTTTGCCATAATCTCAGGGCTTGGCTCGTTCACGAGTATGATCCTGCGTCCGCTTTCGGACATCATTTCTCTGGTGGGATAGTTCTTGTCCATGATTTTCTCCTTCCTGTCCTGATTTCGGGACAGATAATGTGCTATACTGAAAATGGAATTATGCCGACCGAGCAAAAAGCTGCTCAAACTGACAGTTGGGGAAGAACTCATTTTTTATTGTGAAAGCTTCCTCTACGGTAAACGAGCTTTTACCTGTGATCTTTGCTCTGAGGGTATCCCGTGTTATCCCGAGCCTCTTTGCAATGTCAACATAGTTAATATGCGCCTTTGCGATCTCGCCTATAAGATTGCTGTATTCCATGTGCTTTTTCTCCTTTCATTTGAATAGTTTTATTATGCAAACGCATAATTTATGATTTAATTATATTATTCAACTGCATAAAAGTCAATAGTTTTTCTGCAATTTATTACGCATTTGAATAACTTTGTCGCTATGCACAAAAAATTATGCAGTTCTTTGTTTGTGGCAATGAAATTATACGCATTTGCATAAATTTGTTGACTTTTGTTTTCTTTGGTGATATACTTATGATAATTTAATAGGAGGCGTCAATTATGGCAATCGGAGCAAAGCTAAAACAAATACTGGAGGACAGAGGGCTGAAAGCAACAGACATAGCTGCGCAAACAGGACTGTCCGCTCAGACTATATACAGTCTGATCTCACGTGACAGCAACAAGGCGAGTATAGATAATCTTATAAAGATTTGCGGTGCTCTTGGAATTACAGTTGAAGAGCTAAATCAGTATGATCTGAAAACTAAAAGCAATGCTTTACTCAAAATATCAGTTACTGAACACGAGAATAAAGTAATTACAGCCTACCGTGATAAGCCTGAAATGCAGGGAGCTGTTGATAAGCTCCTTGAAATAGAGCCTGCACGCAGAAAAATTGATATATCCGCTTACAAGCAGAATATAGCTGCGGGAACGGGAGAAGAAGGATTTACACCTGAGAAGTTCAAGGAGGTTGACGACTTTGCAAGACAAATCGCAGAACTCGAAGCCAATGAATCTGATTGATCTCTACCAGTTTGCAAAGGATAATGACATAAAGGTGGTAGAAACTATCTGCCCACAATGCAAAGCAATTTCCATGCTGTCCCCGCAGGGAGAGTGCTACATAGGTATTGATTCAAAATCAACGAACAGTGAGCGAGAGGAAAAGCAGTATCTTGCTCACGATATAGGGCATTGCATGAAGGGTGCATTTTATAACCCATATTCACCTTTTGACATTATTGAGAAGCAGGAGCATCGTGCAAATGCCGAAGCGATACATTACCTTATTCCCAAGCAGGAATTGATAAAAGCGATGAAAAGCGGTGAGACTGAGGTATGGCAGCTTTGTGAATACTTTGACGTCGATGTAAAGTATATAAAGCTTGCTTTTTGGGAGTATTTTGATAAAATAATTTAAACTTTTAAGTAAGGACGTGACATTATGAGATATTTTAATACTAAGACTGTAATAGCTGGGACACTTTCGGTTATATGTGTGTTGTCGTTTTCTTCATGCGGTTCCTCCAGTTCTTCGCAGAACAGCAGTGAAGTCACAACAACATCTGCTGCTACGACTGTAACAACCGTGGCAAGAATCGATGAGCCTGCCGGTAATGACGAACCCTCAAAGTGGGCTGAGTATATTTCAGATTCTTATGTAAAAATAATCGACTACACTCAAACTGCATCTGAAAAAGAAGGAAAATACAATATAACCATATGCGCCTCTGCGGATCTGGCGACAAATCCCGAGCTTACAGTTAAAAATTTATTTAAGCAGTCCAAGCTTATTTTCAGGCAGTTTGAAAAGTGCGGGACACTTGATGTGCTTTCTGTAAGCTTTGCTGATGAGAAGGATAACGATAAGCCTTATATGAGCTACGTTATAAGCAGTGACACATTGAATGAGCAGGATTTTGATGACAGTAACTGGGACGAGTACTCTATTCCTAAAATTACAGAAAACTTCACGGCTGACGATACATTAGAAGACTATGTAAAATCCGAATCCGAACGGAAGGCAGATGATCTGGCTGATAGTTTCACGGATTATCTGTCAACCTTTTATCAAAGTGTTGAAGTGTCATATGATTATGATAAGGACTATTTTACAGCTTCCGCATTGGTTAAAAATGGAAACGAACTTTTGAATTCAGCAAATTCAGTTGATTGGAGCAACTTTGTTGACGGGGTTGTGCAAAAATATGAATCAATGCGTGATACTGTGCAGGCAAAGGGTCTGAACAGTAAACTAAAGATCTCATTGTACAGTGATTACGATAACAGCGAAATGGTCACGGTAAAAGGAAATATAATTACATATAACGCACGCAAAGATGAATACACCAGTTATCTCCCTCAAAACAATTCAGCTAAGCCCGCTTCAAGCTCTGAAAGTTCAGTTTCCACAGGCAAGAAGAATGCACTTAGAAAAGCTAATGAGTATTTGGATTATATGGCATTTTCTTACAGTGGATTGATAGATCAGCTGAAGTACGAGGGCTTCTCCGAGAGTGAGGCTGAATACGGTGCTGACAACTGCGGTGCGGACTGGAATGAGCAGGCAGAGAAGAAAGCTAAGGAATATCTTGATTTTATGGCGTTTTCTTATGACGGACTGGTTGAGCAGCTGGAATATGAAGGATTTACACACAGCCAAGCTGTACATGGAGCAGATTCTGTTTATTAAGGAATGTAGAGGACGTGACATTATGGCAATAAGGTTCAGAAAAAGCAAATCAAAAGGACCGTTCAGATTTACTCTTGGGAAAAAGAGCTTCAGCTCTTCTGTGGGGGGAAAGACCTTTCGTGTCGGGCTGAGCTCAACCGGAAAAATGCGAGTAACTTCACGTATTCCCGGAACAGGAATATCATTTTCAACATCTTTCGGAGGTAAAAGCCGTTCAAAGAGAAAAGCCAGCCATAAATCGGCAGGAAATGCAGCATCAATGAATGTGCAGACACCTCCTCGTCCGGCTGCAAGGCTCAGAACATCCAATAGCGTAGCAGTTATCTTATTTGTATTATTGCTTATTTCTGTGCCTGCCGCAGGTGTGTCTCTTTCGTGGAACGGAGATTTTTTGTCATGGTTTATCAAATTTATAATATACATATTTGCATTATATATGATAATCAATAATGTCAGCAAACTTAGGTCGCTGGTGCAAAAATGGTGGAACGACAATAAGCTTATCACAGGCGTTGTGATTGCAGCTTGTGTCGTGGGTATTGCTGTATTATCCGCTATTGGCGGCAGATGAGTATATTAGATAAGGACGTGATAACATGGCACGAAGAAGAGGAATAAAGATTGCCAAGGGTGTAAGGCTTAATTTTAATAAAACAGGTACAAGTCTGACAGTCAGAAGCAAGGGCTTGTTTGGGAAAACGCACAGCAGCACTATTCCGCTTACAAGCAGTCATAAGAGCTCATCATCAAGAGCCGGAACATCGTATTCACGCTCAGGCTCATCAGGAAGCAGGTCTGCCCAGCCTGTCGGACGATATGATTTCAAAATACTTGAAAACGGTGATGTTGAGTTTTTTGATTCCATGGGGCAGAAAATATACGATGATTCTCTTATACGGAAGATAAAGAGTACCGAGCAATTCAAGGAGAAGAAGCGTGCTGTAATGGAGCAGCGGAAAGAGGAAAAACGTTATCAGCAGAACGCTCTTTTCTCAGAGATACAAAGCGGAACAGATGAAATGATAAACATTCACCGTATGTCCGCAAAGGTCGTTTCAGCAGATGACTGCAATGCTGCAATAGAGCATATCCAGCCAAGAAAATATCAGCCTGCGGAATTTTCTGCGCCCAAGCCGATGAGAGATCATATTGAAACGGTTCTGTATCGTGAAGCCGAGCAGAATGTAAAGGTGCCTTTCTGGAAAAAGAAAAAGGCTCTGGAAGAGTATGTTTCTTCAAGAGCCGATGCCCGATATTCAGAGGCTGTTGAAAAGTACGAGAGCGAAAAAACAGAATTTGAACGAATCGAGAATATAAAAGCAGAAAAAGCCAATGCACAGAACGAGATTGAAGCTGAGCTGAGGCGAAGCGAGATAAGGGCTTTGATGAACAGTGACAGCGAATACATAGAGCAAAAAACGCAGGAGTGGCTTGAAAGTGTTACATTGACGGTTGATTTTTCGGTCGATTTTGAGTATTGCGCTGACAACAGAACTATGTGTCTTGATCTTCATCTTCCACCGATAAATGATATTCCTGCCACAAAAGCAGCACGGCTTGCAAATGGCACAGTAAAGGAGAAAAGCAAGACCCAGAAGGAGATAAAGCAGGAATACATACTATGTGTTTTCGGGCTGGCAGTATTTGTTTCAAGCAATATTTTCAATGTCAGCACTGCAATAGAGCAGATAGTTGCCTCTGGCTATTCTCAGCACAGAGATGACAAGACAGGAAACATTATAGATGACTGCATATACTCGTTAAAATTTGTGCGGTCTGTTTTTGAAAACACTGACCTGACTGCCGTGGATCCTCAGCAGTTCTGCCTATCATGTGAAAGCAGGGCAAATATCACTGCTTCGCTGATTATGAAGCCTGTGGAGCCGTTTGACAGTAGTGCCATATCAAATAATCAATAGACAAAGAAATGAAGAAAGGTGTGGCATTATGGGTATTTTTAGTAAACTTGTTTCAAAGGTAAAGTCTGAATCCAATGTAGATATCGCATTACAGCTCTTTGAATCACAGGGGATAGGCGGAACAATAGGTACAAGGGCTAAGGCGATTATTAGCGATTGTCAAAGTCGCCAAGATGTTCTATTAAGAGCAATTGAATTGTGCGGTCCAAACCCTATTGATGCTAAAAGACTGTATGTTGTTTCTCACTGTTATGTGTGGTTAGGGGCAAAATACAGACCGCAGGCTATAGAATATCTTGAAAAGTATATTGCTGCAGGGGCGTCATGGTCCGGAACGCCCAGAGATGTTATTGATATGGGCGGATATTCGGTAGATCAGCTGTCCAGCAATAGGGCTTCTGTTTATCATTATCTTGGAAAAGCCTATGAGGGCGAATATATGTTTGAAAAAGCTGAGAATGCGTATAGAGAGGCTGAATCTCTTTGTCCTGATTTTGCAACATATTCAGTTTGCGTTGCAAACACTTTTGTAAAACGTAATGATTTGGAAAGAGCAAAGGCTTACTTAAATAGCAAAAAGCAAACGATATATTATAAGAATAATGTTGATGATTATAAAACATTATTAAATGCTGCGTTAAACGACATAAATTCAAAGATTGAAAAGGGCTATGTATATAAGCCCAGAGGAAAGAGTAGGAAATAAAAAATCCCCGCCCGGCGCTGGAACACCGAACGGGGAAGAAGCTGTGATACAATCACAACCTTAGACAAGTTTATTGTATCATAGCTCCCTGAAAATGTCAAGGAGTGATTTAAATTTGAAAACCGCCGTAATATACGCCCGGTATTCGTCCGACAAGCAGACAGAGCAGTCCATCGAGGGACAGCTCTACGACTGCTACAATTACGCCAAGCAGCACGGCATAACAGTCGTGCAGGAATACATAGACCGAGCCATGACGGGCAAGAACGATGACCGCCCTGCGTTTCAGCAGATGCTTCATGAAAGCGCCATGCACAAGTGGGATAGTGTTATTGTGTGGAAACTTGACCGCTTTGCACGCAACACCATAGACAGCGCCGTAAACCGCCAGATTTTAGCTAAAAACGGCGTGAAGCTGCTGTCCGTCATGGAGAGTTTCGGGGACGATGCCAGCGGTCAGATGATGACCCATATCATTGAAGCAATAAACGAATACTACAGCGCCGATCTTCGGGAAAAGACTATCCGAGGAATGAGGCAGTCCGCCATGAAGGCTCAGACCACAGGGCATATCCCACTGGGTTACAAGGTCGTTGATAAAAAGCTGGTCATTGATGATGAGACCCGAATTATACCCGAAACTGTGTTCCGAATGTACGCAGAGGGGGAGAGGCTCACTGACATAGCCGATCATCTGAACGCCCAGGGCTATCGCAACCGCCGAGGCAGGCCGTTCACCACAAACAGTTTTTACAATATGCTCAGCAACGAAAAATACATAGGGATATATAAATATGATGACATTGTTATCGAGGGAGGCATACCGCAGATGATACCCAATGACGTTTTTGAAGCCGTAAGAGAAAAGCTGATAACCAACCGCAAGAGAGCCGCCAAGAACACCGCCAAAGCCGACTATTATTTGTCGGGTAAATTATACTGCGGTCACTGCGGAGAGCCTATGAGCGGGCTGTCAGGCACAGGACGCAACGGGGTCAAGCACTATTATTACCGCTGTAACGGCGTGCAGAAAAAGTCAGGCTGCCATAAAAAGCTGGAGAATAAATATCTGATAGAGGACGAGGTATGCAGAGCAGCACGGTCAGCATTTGAGCGGATGGACAAGGCGGAGACTGCCGAGACCATTTATCAGATGTATTTGCAGACGGTCCGAAATGAGTATGCGCCCGATGAGCTGAAAAAGGAGCTGACTGAATGCACAAAGCAGGCTGAGAACGTTGTGAATGCCATAGCTCAGACAGGCGGAAATCAGCTTCTGTTCGATAAGGTAAGGGAGCTGGAAGAGCGCAAGGAACAGCTCAGCTCCGCCCTCCGATTGTCTCAGGCAATGACAGACAATGTGCCATCAGTGGAGCAGATCACCGTGTTTATAGATGATATCCTCGCAACCGATATCAACACCATCGAGGGCAAGAAAGCTATCGCCGACATAATGATATCAAAGGTGTATGTTTACGACGACAAGCTCACGGTCATTTTCAAAGATAAGGACGGCAAAAGCGTTGATATACCGCTATCAGCCGTGTCAGATAGCTCCTCAGCGGATTGTGCTCCCTCTGCGCTGGGGAGCCAAGTAAATTTTAAGGCGAACTAATAACGAGGTCAGAGAGTAATGTTTGTTTAACTCTTCTTCCTCAGCGTTAGGTCGCCTTAAATCGTTATTTAGGGCTTTTTTATCGCTGTTACAATTAAGAGTAGTTTATTTCACAAGGAAGCAGGGCTTCCGTATGCTTACGTTATGTAAGTGTACGGAAGCCCTTTTTTGTTGCCCGATTATTCTTGATAAGGTGTGAAATATATGCCCAAAACAGAATTTGACTATTACTACGGTGCGGAATTGGAGCAATTTTCTTTTGTTCGTGTTCCGAGGGTGCTGTTTACCGATAAGGAGCATTTCGGTAATTTATCCAATGAAGCAAAGCTTCTGTATGGTCTGCTCCTTGAACGTATGAGCCTTAGCAGAAAGAACAACTGGATAGACAAGTACAACAGGGTATATATCATTTTCCCTGTTGAAGAAATTGAGGAAAGTCTTGATGTAGGTCACGAAAAGGCTCTTAATCTTCTCAAAGAGCTTGACGATCAATCAGGAATCTGGCTTGTAAAGAAAAAACGCCGAGGTCTGGGACTGCCGTCTATTTTGTATGTGAAAAACTTCATTGTCAAAGGTGAGCAGAATACCGATCGTGTGCCGACATCAAGAAGTACGGAAAACGGACTTCAAGAAGTCGGAAAAACAGATTTCAAGAAGTCCGAAAATCAGACTTCTGCAAATCCGAAAAACAGACTTCTTGAAGTACGAAATTCGGACTCTAATAATATCATATAAATAATACTGATATGAGTTATACTTACGATCAATCTATCGATCGGTCACGGGCAGGCATTCAAAATTTCTCGCCCGGAGCTGACGGATTGATTGACGGGATAGACAGAAGGACAGTTGAGGAAAAAGTTAAGAAACAGATCGATTATGACTGTCTTATATCTCACCCCGACAGCTCTGTTGTTCAAATGGCAGAAGAAATAAAAGGCCTTATGGTTGATGTCCTTTGCGGAGAGCGAAGTGTGGTATCGGAGGGAAAACGTGTATCGGAAGAAACGGCGAGGGCAGCATACAGAAAAATCACCTTCGATCACGTTCAGTATGTGATGAAAAGCCTTGTAAGCTATCCCGACAAAATCAGCAGGATAGATCGTTTCCTGACAACATCACTGTATAACTCGGTTTACACACTGACAAACTCAACGTTTGCAGGGTTTGAACATGATATGCGTATGAAGATGCTTTAG